CGGGTCCGAGAACAGCGCAGAAGTCTCCGCCTATGTCGAAGGAGAGCCCGACACCCCGCCCGCCGCGCCCACCGGACTTGCCGCCACCGCCGCCGTGGAGGCCGTAGACCTTATCTGGAACGCCAATACAGAGTCCGATCTTGACGGCTACTACGCCCACAGGTCTCTGGTCAATGGCGGTCCCTATACTCAGATAAACTCCATCGCCCTTACGGACACCTTCTTCGCCGACACGGGCCTGACCGCGGGCGTCACCTACCATTACGTGGTCGAGGCCGTAGACGAGGGCGGCTACAGGTCCGCCTACAGCGAACCCGATTCCGCTGTGGCGGACGCCCCCGAGGTCACTGCTCCAGCCGCGCCTACCGGGCTTCAGGCCACTGAGGGCGAAAACGAAGTTGACCTCATCTGGTATGAGAACTCCGAATTGGACCTGCTCGGGTATTACGTCCTGCGGGGCGACGAAGAGGGTGGCCCGTACACGGCGCTGAACGCCGTCGTGCAGTCGGATACCACCTACAGCGACACGGACGTTACGCCCTACGAAACGTACTACTACGTGGTGCAGGCGGAGAACGACGGAAACGAACTGTCTGACTTCAGCGCCGAGGTCGAGGCGACTCCCTACGGCGCACCTCCAGCGGCCTCGGTCCTGGCTCCAGACTCGTTACGTATATACGAAGGCATTGTCATGGACCTGCCCATCTACGGGTCGAACTCCAACTACCGGTTCGGGGACTCCTTCAGCGCCGCCACCTATGACAGCTTGGCCGAGTTCGACGTGTACATTTTCCCGTCCACCTACAACTACCAGACGAAGTTCGACGACGTGGTGGATTCGGTCAGAGTCAGAAACCCGGACTTCATCGCCCTAAACTATATCTGGCAATATGGCGTCCCCGTGGACTGGAACGACGCATCCAGCGGGATAGAGAAGGCCATCTGGGACATGGTGGCCAACAATAGCGACGGTCCACAGACCGGGGCCATAGACTTCATCCTCTACTACGCCGACGGGGTAGACACGGCCAAGGTTGTTGCCAACCAAGAAAACTACGTCTGGAACCCCGGAGCGCCGGGCCTGGCGGACTCTCTGGCCGCCTTCTTCACTGACAGGATCGCAGAAAGGACCGGCATTACTGAGTATGTCGGAGTCTTTGCCGATTACCTTTCGTCTAGTTTCGACCCGCTTGTGGCGGACAGGGACAGCGTGGACATGGACGAAGACGGGTGGGCGTATGTGCTGGACCCGGAGTTTGCGTCCTCTGGGCACGGCGAAGAACAGGCGTATAAGAATTATGTGTCTTCGTTGCCGGGGGCGTTCAGGGCCGCCGCCGGGGACTCGAACTTCCTGTTTGTGGCCAACGGGAACGCGGGGCAGCTTAAATCGTTGGCGCGGCACTTTGACGGGTCCATGATTGAGCTTTTTGAGACCAATTACCCGACATCTGCCGCCCAGTGTCTGTATCTCATGAACACCGTGCCGGAATACTACGTCAACCAGAGAACGAGCCTGCCGCTGATCTTCTGGCAGTCAGACCCTGACGTTGAATCAGGCGGCACTTCTGAGATTTTGGCGAGCATGGGGCGCGGAGTCTCCTGCTGGTCGAATTTGGACGGCGGCGGGAAATCGGAGATGCCAACCGCGCCATCTGATTTGAAGCTAGGCAGGCGCATCAGCGAGGTCGTCGCCAGCGGCAACGAGCTTTCCTGCTACTTCGCGGGCGCAGAACACGGGGAAACGCTGGCCAAGGTCAGGTTTACCAACGGGAGCGCCCTGCCCTGGGACTACATAGTGGTCAAGACCGACCCGGACCAGCATGTGGTTCTCAGGAGAAGCGGGGATTGGCCACAGTACTATGGCTGGATAGGATACTAGTGACGTACTTGGACGAGGCAGAACTACAGGACATAGCCGCGAAGCAGTCGCGCATCATGTTCTACGGTACAGAGGAAAGAGCCTATACGGACTCTGGCCTGTGGAAGTTTCTGCCCTACGTCATGACCAAGGACAGCCACGACAAGGCCAACCCGGTCAAGCCTCTGTTACAGGACAACCCCGAGTACGCCGTCATCGTGTTCCTGTTCATGCTCGCCTTCGACGATCTGGCCATCCCCAAGTCGCGGCAGATACGTATGTCGTGGTTCGCCACGGCTTTCTCGGTCTGGTCGGCCATGACGGCCCCGTACCGCGAGGTCATCTACCAGACCAAGAAAGAGGGCGATGCCTTCGCTATGGTCAGCGAGGGGTCCAAGAATCCCGGCGGCGGGCGCATGGACTTCATCATCCAGAACCTGCCCGAATGGCTGCAAGACCCGAATATAGCCGCAGGCGTGGGCAACAACGTGGGTTCTCTGACCTTCTCGCCGGAAACCCCGCCCCACCCCGGCTACCGCCCGTGGCAGGGGTCCAAGATCCACGCCCTGCCCCAGGGGGCGCACCAGGTCCGGCAGTACACCTTCAGCCTGATGGTCTCAGACGAGGCGGCCATCCAGGAAGAGTACGCCAAGGCCAAGGAAGCGGCCAACGCCGCGGCCAAGGGGGGCGGGAAGATCATCTCCCTGTCCTCGGTCATCTCAGGATCGGCTTTCAACCAGATGGTGCTGGAAGCGCCGGACGGTAGAGACCCGGTCCACCAAGTTCCGCCCATCATCCAGAAGGCCCTGGGCATCCTGGGCATGAAGTGGCCCAAAGGCATGAGGACGTGGCGCACCCCCTCGGGCGTGCAGGTGCTTGAGGTTCACTACACCGCCGACCCGGCCAAAGACCCCGCGCGCGACGGCGCGGAGTGGGTCAAGAAAGCGGCAGAGGGCTATATAGGCGGCATGGATTCTCCGGGCTGGAAGACGGAGATGGAGATCGACTACAACGCAGGCGGCGGAGACCCGGTGTTCCCGTTCCTGACCAGCCGGTCCCACCCGATCTTTACCCCGGTCATGAACCCCAAGGAGGTCATCAAGAGGATGAACCTTGTGGCCGGATACGACCACGGCATGGACTCGCCCTCAGCCTTCATAGTCTGGGGCGTGGACGAGAAGGCCCACCTGCACGCGGTTTGGGAACTGTACGAGCCGTGCCTGAACGCGGCCAAGTTCGTGGACAAGATGAAGGCGTGCCCGTACTGGAAGCACATCAGAGAGATCAGGTGCGACCCCAACATCACCTGGAAGAACCAGATGCAGGCCGACGGCAACAAGTCCATCAACGAGCAATTCATCGAGCTTGGCGTCCACATGCTACCCGGTCGGCGCGGCCAGGACGTGCCTATGGCCATGAGGATGATGTCCACCTACTGGGCCGATCCCATGTTGCCCAAGGCTTTTGTTACGGACGCCTGCCCGAACTTGCAGAAGGAACTCATGGGCCTCAAGTGGGAGAAGCACCTCTCGGCCGCCGTCGAGCAGAGAAAGAACAACCCAGGCAAGATCAGGGACAAGAACAACCACGCCTGCGATGCCACCTGGGTCATCCTCGACACCTGCCCCGCGCCCTGGGTCGGCAGCGTCAAGAACCGGCCCGATGGCATCTACATGGACCAGTTGCTCGAACTGGCCGACGAGAGACAGGCCGAAAGAGAAAGGCCCAGTTATGGGATTACCTACAACTAAGAGGAAAAAGAAGGGGCCGGTCATGCCGCGAGCGGGCAAGACGGTGGCAGGCTCAGAATACGTCACCACGCACACCTGCCCCATGTGTGAGTCCGTGCTGACGACCATCGGCGTTGGCTATCCAGCCCACAGGTGTTCGTGCTGTGGTGGGGTGATGAGGGTCAGCCACAAGAAGGTCGAGGGCTGAGATGATTGGCAAAGAGGTCAGGCAGTTCTCCGGTGACGCTGATGAAGGTGTCCGCTGGTGGTTTGTCCAGCTAGACCGCGGCATCAAGAAGCGCAACGAAGAAAACAAGCGGTGGGAGCGCTACGAGAACTTCCTGAGCGGCAGGCACTGGAACAGTGACTTCGGCAAGGGCGATCAGGTCACTATCAACAAGCTGCGGTCCTATGTGAATACGCACCGCGCCTCGGTGGCCTACAAGAACCCGCGGGCCAAGTACACCCCGCGCACGCCTGCGGGCTACGAGCCCATAGAGGTGCCCGAACTGGACATGAACGGGCAGCCCAAGACCGACCCGATGACAGGTGAGGTTATAACGAGGTCCGTTATACCGGCAAAGGCTCGCGAGAACCTGATAAACGACGTCATCTCGCAGCCCCTGTTCGGCCTGACGGACTTTATCGACCGCGCCGATATGTCCGCCATCATCGCCTACGGCGCGGGGTACGTGGGCTACAGGCCGGAGTTCGAGACCGCGCCCGAGCAGGACAACGAGCAGAAGATCCCCATGAACCCGGACGGGTCTCTGGACTGGTCGGACTACCAGATGAACCCGGTGACGGGCCTGCCCATGCGGGACGATAACGGACGGCTGATCCGCAAGTCGCAGATGCCGGTCTGGGAAGAGTGGTTCATAGACTGGGTCTCGTACAAGAACATCGTCATAGACCCTGACGGCCAGAACGACTTCATGCGGCACCGCTGGGTAGCCATAGAGGAAGTGCGCTATCTGGACGAGGTCAAGGCCGACCCCCTGTTCAAGAACACCAAGGAGCTTGAGCCCACCGGGGACTA